CGATATCAACGTTGCAACATGGAGAGGTGTTGCTTATGTATATCTGGGAACTCCTGCTGGTGCTACTGGCAAGTGGGACGATATCTCTCACTTCACGAAAGTAACTCCCGCGGCTACCATTGTCAGACCTGTTGAGGTTGTTGGCACGGTAACCACGAAAGCGAGTTCTTAATTAGTTCACACCATCGCAATTTAATACCTTATTGTAGGGAAGGCCGGCCGGCATTTGTCGGCTGGCTTTCTCTTTTATAAGATGGTATGATGAGGCATTTTAATATATAATATTTTATCAATGAATATTTAATCAATCGAATATCTATCAATCGAATATTATATATTAAAATCGACGATATGCGGTTTTAATCATCATTTATAAATAAAATTCTGAGAGGTAAAATATGTACACATGGGGATATCTTAAAAACGCATGCCTTGCAAAATTAGACATGAGTGCAGATGATGCAATCAAAATGGGGATAATGAATAAGTTTCCATACTATGCAAATGAGGCACTTGGTCAAATTGTGAGTAGCATAAAACCTAAACACACTTATGCACAGTTTAACGTTGTGGAAGAGTCACACCTCACGTGCATATTACAGAATAGGTACAAAGACATAAAGAATTGGGACTTCTTACATTGGGGCAAATGTGAGTATGAGAACTTTGACCAAGCGCACAAAGATGCATGGGATACGTACAATTATTACTCTTTTGTAAACCAACCTGTAAGAATGCCTGAGGACTTTGTATCATTCGGTGACCAAGATAATTATGTTGAAATTTGTAATCGCATGGTTGTTGCAACAGATGATGAATACAAGACGTATGGTAATTGTGAAATTATATTTTTCAAAGGTGGCAACTATCATATTTCGTACGATGCAAAATGGTTTGAGTTTTTGCCAGAAACAGATGACAATGTGAAGTTGGACATACCGCAAGATATACTTGATGCAATACCTTCTTACATTGTGAGTCAGTGTTTCAAGATTGACGATGAGCAAAAGGCACAAATTTATCGCAATGAATATGAAATGTTTCTTGCACGTATTACAGATGATTTGTATTACAGCAACAAGAAGTTTCATCACAGGTGGGAATAATGAGAAGAACGCTAAACAGAGAACCACTCAGTGTGAATGTTGGAAGTCTTGAAGAAAAATACTTTAACTTTGCAGAATTCAAAGGAATTTGTAGTAATAAAAATTACATTACAATTGACCAACAAACCTTTGAAGAGGCAGAGAATGTGTACGTAGACCAAGACGAACAACTTCGCACGAGACCACCTGTAAAACGAGTGGAGGCGTTAGACCTTAAAGGTGGTAAAATTATCAACGTGTTCAAGATAAACAATCTTGTATTCTATCACGTAAGTTTTGGTTTTAGGTATGAACTTATATTCTTATACGAAGGGCATCAGTATTACAGACCTGTAGCAAGTCAAGTAAACATGCTGTGGCATGAGAATAGATACATTGTGTTTGAGAACACCGGTATTGAGGCGTTTTACATTGACTATACAGAAACTGACCCAGAGAAAAAGATTGTGTGGTTGTTACCGAAAGACATTGTCTTTGTACCAATAACTGAAATACATCAAGGTTCATCAATTGTTGAAAACACTTCTGAAAACTTATTTACAGGTAGTTACAGAGTGCAATATATTTTTGATGGGGTATCAGGTACACCGACCACAGACTTAATAAATAAAAAGGTAACAATAACTCTTCCGTATAAAGATGAAAATGGTGACTGGGTAACAATGGAAACCACCTTTGTACCTAACATGGATAAGATGTTTGTTAAACCTTCTGAAACACTTGATATTGATGAAGTACAAGTCGTCAAGGTTGGGACAGTGTATTATTATCTTGCATATAACGATACTGGAAACGTGTGTTATCTTAGTACGACTGGTAAAAATTTTATACAGGTACAATATCCGTCGGACACATGTAGGGCACCTACTTTGTCAGAAGATGGAAGTGCGGTGTATCTTGTAGACACGAGTGCAACTACCTTGTACACGATGCCACTTAACGGCAACCTTGTAGGTCTCGGGTGGACAGAGATACCTTACACATTACCTACAAACATACGTTGTAATAGTAATGTAGAAATATCTACTACACCTCGTTTTGCTAACGCAGAATACAGTAACATTATATTGCAATCGGATTTTAGTGAAGTACCATTTCCATTTGGTTGCAGTCCGGAAACAGGCAAGGCAATGTATCTTGTACCTTGTAAATATAAATGCACCACCGTTACAAATACAAGTAAAACGTGGTCGCAATCGGGTACACCGACAACTTATGAAAATGAACTTGGTTGGGTGTTATTGATTTATGCAAATGGTGTGATTAAATCCTACCTTGTAGTAGACATTGGTGCATTCAGTAATGCTTGGGAAGCCGGCATAAAGGGCAAAATGAATGTACAAATTTCAAATAATTTGTCATACATTGTCGTCGGTGGTAAAAACTTTTCAAATAGTTCATACTCTGGACTGTGCATGGCAATACTCAACAATAACATGGAGCCTTATTATTACGTGGACCAAGGTAAGCGTAGCACATCTACAATATACTATTTTGTAGATGTTGTAACAAGCACAACTGTTGAGATAACAGGTACATTTGACATCGTGTCCAGACTTGCAGGTAGTACACTTACCGTTAAATGTGCTCAATGGTCTGGGTTTAAGTGGTTCGACGCAGTCATAAGTAATGCAGCATTGTACGAAGATTATAATGCGAGTGACTATGTATTACAATATACATTTACAGGTGATGGTCACAATTCAGGTCGATTAATTTACCCGATTGAGTTTGATAGAACGGTTACTGAGAAAGATTTTCCGTCAAATGTTCAAGCAAATAATGGTATCAAATTGTCTATTGATAATGACAATATGTTGGTACAGAATGGTTATTATTACAATAAACAATTACTTGATTATTTGACGCCAGACACAGGTGTAGTTAAACCTATGTATTTTGACAACAACATAATTGTGTATACAAAAATGGACACCGTCGGCGAAGTTGTCATATACAGTTCAACGTATGATGAAAAAGTTTATGTTGAGTATTATGAAAATGTAGACTATGACAGCGACGGTAATCCCATCGTCAAGTTTAATTATTATTTGCCAAATCATGTAATAAACTTTATAGATGACGTTATATCTATAAATGAAAAGATTTATTATAGTGGTAACGCAGAACCGAAAGAATTGTTGTACTTTCCAGTAGACAATAATAAAATCTTTGAGGACACTGTCACCAATCTTGTAGTATTTTCACAGACGTCACTTGGTATATTCCTTGAAGATAATGTGTATGAGTTACAATATGATGACAGCAATAGTACAAATGCAATACACCTCTATTTGTTAACACCTACAAAATTAAAACTTGGTTGTAAAGAAGGCGCAGACATATTGTTAAACTATGACGGTTCAACAATTGTACTTGCAAATTTAAAAGGTGTAACCGCACTCACCTATCAAGACTTTGTACAATCAACTGAGCAGACGTATTCATATCTTAGCGAAAACATAATGACTGATTATTATGAATTTGCAACAGGCCCAATCAAATTGTATCAATTTAAGGATTATATCTTTGTATATCAACAAGATAAAAATCAAATGTTTGTACTTGACGCAAGAAAATCATCATGGTGGAAATGGACGAATATCGGTAACGTTGAGTTTCTTGTAAACAACGACTCACAGTTGCAAATTGTAGTTGATGGCAATTTGTATTACTACGACTTCGGTGCAGATGAGATACATGACTTAGATACTCATATAATAAAGTGGCACGTTAAGAGTCAGAAGTTACACTTCGATGCACCGAATAATTACAAACACATTCGCTCACTGTCAGTGATAACGTCTCAGGTAGGTAATAAATTGCGTTTCAAACTGTGGTTTAAGAATTATCGTAATTTAAACAATTTGCAAGACACAGATGTTGTATCGTACGAAATTGAAGAACTTAGTACATTGATTAAGCGCGTCAACTTTGTAAAAACGAATGCGTTCCAATTTGAGATAGGTTCAGACGATATGGATAAACACCCCGTTTATTTTGTGACACCTGACATTGCGATAAAATATAGAATAACAGAGAGGGTAAGATAATGCAAGGAATGGTTTTAACTTCTGACAGTGCAGCACGTCAACTTAAAAACATGAACCGTGACTATAACAATAAGTTGACGTGGCAGAATGCACTTAAGTCAGTGGACGCATCTGCGACACAAGCTCAACAGCAATTGCAACAGAGTTATACAGACGCGTCTGCACAGGCGTATGCAGCATATTTGCAAAATAGGGCTGCTCTTGCAAACAGTGGATATATCGGCGCTGGTGCGAAAGCACTCGGTGCCAGTGCAGATAACGAGCTGACTCAATTGTATGAACAGTATGCAAGTAATCGTACTAATCAATTAAGTGCTATTGAGACTGCGAGACAAGAACAACAAGATGCAATTGAAGATATTCTTGCACAACAAGGTGAGTATATCGCAAAATATGACAAAGCACATTATGATTACCTGAATTGGTTGTACGAAAATAAACCTGAGTACTTTGAAGAGGGTGGAATTTTTGAGGACATGATGTACATCAGCGATGATGAGGATAATCCCGAGATTAGACTTAAAACAATGAATGAGTTGTTTATGCCTTCAACAAATGAAGCAGGTGAACAGACTGGTTTGTACAGAGAATTGTATGACGAGAATGGTAATCCCACAGGCGAATATGAATTAACACTCAAAGGAGTAGATTGGTATGACAGAATTGAAAATCAACTCAATGGATTGCAAGGGAACAAAGACTTTAAAGATGCTGGTAATTACACTTTTGGTGAGTATTTGTCACAAACTGACGAGGATTTGTTGAACTGGGCACAGTCTTACAACCCTTGGAATTATACTGAGGCTGGTACAAATGCTGGTACATTTAAGACAATGTACGGTATGGCGAGTACTGATACGAGTTATGCATTTGCAGAACGATTTGGTGGATTAACGAAAGGTGAACTTGAACAAGGATTTAAAGATTTCAGTGAAGCAATGGATGTCGGAAATCGTGATAAACTTACAGATAGTGTATTTGATTTAATTGATAAGTTTGGTCTAAAAGATGAATTTGAGGAAGATGGACTGACCAAAGAAACCTTGTCAAAGGTTATTAAAAGTATCGGTGATGGTGAAAAAGCAGAGGAGATTGCAGACAAGTATCTTGTACCAAATTGGATTATTGGCACATTACTCGGACCAGTTGGAATGCTTGCTGCAGGGCATGAAACTGCTGCTGATAAACGCGAGTATGAGAGATTGTACCGTGAAGGGTATAATGACTTGTTGACACAGATTACATCTGCCGCAATGCAGAAACGACGTCAGCAAGAAATAGATTTTACTACTGGAAATTATCGGTAGAATGAGGCATTTTAATATATAATATTTTCTCGATGATGAATTCATCGAGAAAATATTTATCAGGTTAACATTATATATTAAAATCATTGAGAATTGATTTCTTGGTGAAATATATAATAAGATATTCATAATAATTGTGAAGAGCAATAAAGGAGTATAAGTATGGCAAATCTCATGAAGAAACAACAAAACTTTCTCAATCCGACAGATTTCTTTTATAATACGTATAAGAATAACGCGTATTTTAAACAAGAGGATTGGGACACATTTAACAAACGTGGTGAACTTGATAGTTATATCGGAATTGTATCGCAATTTGATAAATTACCTGCGTATGATGTACTTGACAAAAAGTGGCATATCAGTCGTGCCGACACTGATTTGAGGTATGCGATGTTGGCAACAGAGGCAAATGCAGATAGAACAGAGCTCAAAGAGTATGAAATTGAAGTACCAATATACACCAATCCAAATGGAACCGTTCCAGAATTTATAAAAGATAGCGACGGTAATGATGTACCAAATAAAATAAAAGAAAAGGTACAAATGACCGAGTATGATTATTTAAGTAAACAGTTCCAAGATTGGGTTGAATATGATACAAATGTTCAGCGACAAGAGATTTCGGAAAACGGAAATGGTGCGTTAAAAGTTTTTAACACCGTAATAGGTGCACCTGTATCTTGGTTTGTGGAAGGTGTAGGCAACGTTGTCGATAATTTTGCAGGCGTATTAGGTTTCATAACCGATAGCACAATAGACCTCGCAAGCACTGGTAAAATAAATACCTCATGGGCAGATTATGTCGGACAAGAAGGTCACATGAGTGAAATTGCACGTAAAGCTGCATATTATAGTTATTATACAAATAAGAATGGTGATTTAAACAAGGCTGGTCAAATTGTACAAGGTCTTGCAAATAGTTTCGGTGAAGCGTCTATCATGATAGCGGCAAATATCATGTTACCAGGTTTCGGTGTTGGTGCTACATTGTCATCTGTTGTAGGACAGGGTGCATATTATACAGGCATGTTTGGTGGACGCGTTGGTGATAGAGTTAGTGACCCCTCGTTCGATAAGGTAGACGAATGGAAAATTGTAACCGAGGCTGCAGTTCAGACAATGCTTGATTATGCAATCACACTTGGCATGAACAAATTCTTAGGTGGTTCGTTCATGGACAAAGTGTATCGTGGAATTGCACCTAAAGCCGTTAAAGGCGGTCTCGTTGGTAGATTTGTTCATGACTTTTTGTCAGAAGGTCTTGAAGAGAGTTTACAAGAATATGGTTCGTACCTCATAAGTGAAATCATGGCGATGAGCGATAAAGAGTTTCACAATGAGGATTTTAGTTTTCAAACCGTGCTTGATGCATTCGTACTTGGTGGTTTATCGTCTGTCATCATGAACATTGGCGGTATTATTACTACTAACAAAATTGAAATTGGCGATAAAAAGTTTGGTAAAATTAAATCGTGGATTTATAATGCCAATATTGCACAATTAAATGACGCTTATATGCGCCTCATTGCTGATGAAAATTTGTCTGTTGACGAACGTGCTCAAGCGATGTCTGCAATGTATAATTCTTTTGTACTTATCTCTAAAGCATATAATGCACTCGGTGATGAACGTGTACAGGCTGCAAATAATTTAATTGAAAGAATGTACAACAAAGTCATCAATGAACCAGATTTTGTAACGGAGTCCGAACTTGGCAATCGGATGCGTGCGTATTATGCAAGAGATTATGCACAGAATGTGATGAGTGAATTGAATAAACTCGGTCACGAATATGCTATTTCTAAAATAAGTGAAATTATTTTGAACGATGATGAGGTACAAAAAGAGATTGCTGACGCAGGTATAACGAAGATTGCTGACTTCATTGAGAAAGCAGACATGCCAAATGTTGAGAATGGCAAGAAAATGAGAAAACTTGCCGATGATATGAATGTCGACAATGTGGCATTGACAGATGGTGATAGACCTATTGTAATCGGTGATACATTGTTCGTCAATCCCGACATTCTCAATACATATGACAATGTTGGTATTATTCGCAGCACCGCTACTCAGACAATTGTAAAGAACATTCGTCAACGTCTTAACAAAGATATGATGAGACGTATCTTTGATTTGTATAAACAAAATATACAAGACAAACGTAAGGCAAATTACAATGATGCGATAATGCACCTCATGTTTAATCCCACGTTTTTTAAAGTGTGTCTTGCGACCGCAGACCAAGATATGTACAATTTCTTGTCTATGCTTGACAACCTTGTAGAAAAAGCAAGTGGAAGAACGAATATCGAGAAACTTGCATATCAACAGGTCGTTAAAGAAGTACAGAAGTCAATGAAGGCGCCAATCATTGAGTACCTCATCAATCAACAGAACGCACGGTATGATGATTTAAAAGTGCTCACTGAAACTGAAAAACAATTCATCAAAACAAAACGTTATAGCAAAGACCTTGCAAATCGTATACTCAGTGATGAAGAGTTCAAAAAGTTAACAGATGAAGATTGGAATGTAATAAATAATCGTATCAATTATTTGCAAGCAGACAAACTTGTAAAAGACCAAATACGTAAAATGTTACACTCTGAAAGTGCAAATGCTCGGGCGGCAGGTCTTGGTATACTTGATAACGAATATAGCGGTAAATTTTTCACCCTGTACAACGATTCATATTACTTGAAACAATTGTCACCTGGCAATAACTGGTTCAATGAGTTCATGAAAGAAAATAAATTTAGTTTGTTGTCTTTCTCCTCAATGCGCTTTCCTCAACATATTGTAGACATATGCATGACAAATTATGGCAAGGTTGACAATGAGTCACTTTTGTTAACCGTTAGGGGTCAATTTCAACTGTGGACACAATATAATTTTGATATAATTGTGTATGAAAGTGTTGGCACCGTTAAAATCGTACCACTCAAAGACACCGCGAAGATATACATGCAAGACAGCATAAATTATACTTCAGAAGTACAAAGGTTTATGCAAGAGGCAATGTATACGGAGAATGGTTCTTATCTAATACCTTCGCAAGATTACAAGATAATGCGTGACTTCACAGAGTTCTTAATCAGTGGTGAAAAGTTCAGTGATATTGACAGAAGTACAATTCGTATTAACCAAGTTATACAGAACCCGGATTTATATTTAAAAGAGTCCATTAAACGTGCAATAAAAGATGATTACAAGAAAGTAAATAGTTATACCACGTTTATGTATCTGCGTGCATTGTTGTTACAAGATTATGAAACAATAACGATTACTCAATTACAGAATGGTGAATATGTATTCGTAGACCTTGTAGATGCATATGGTCAACTCAAAGACGATGTTGGAAACGCAGACCGTGGTTCAAACACCATTTGGGATAATGCATGGAAAGATGGTGAACACGAAACCGTAAAAGGTAAGGAACAAGTTACCTTACCTATAAGTTACTTTATTAAAAGTGATAGATTGGTTGGTCCTCTTGCAGACGTTAAAGTCATTCTTGTAAGCGATAAGTCAAATGCAGGAACATACAATCGTCAAACAAATACCATCACGGTTACAAAAACTAAGAGTAATGCATTCTTTAAATTTGTATTATTACATGAATTCCAACATGCGATACAAATGGCAAATGGAATGAACCCAGGTTTGACACTTAATTTTAACGTTGACGATAACTTAATTGCAGACTTTGAAAAGCATGCACCAGATGTGTTTAAACGTGGTGATGGCTCATACATGACAGAGCGAAAAGATAAAGTTCGAGCTATTCAGTGGTATTTGTACAATACATCTGGTGAGCATATCGCAAATTTGCAAGGTGACATGGTTGCATTTGTGCCTACTCTTGTAGTAAATAACACAGGTTTTGCTGCCGACGTTGTAACTCCATGGGGAACACGACACACAATCTTTTTCAATGACCAAGCATATGATGAGTTTCGGATGCCTGTGCATGGACACAATGATGTGTACACAGAATTGTTAAGTCCGAAAGAATATCAAGAATATTACAATCTTGTAGAGAGCGGTGACAACGTACGTACAGACGACCAAGAAGTAAGGTACGGTGAACTTAAACGTGAACTCTGGCCTATAACGAATGAGTATTGGTCACAAGAATTTGGCGGCGGTTTCATTGATGAAAAAGTAAAACGTAAATTGTATGACAAGATTACACCGGAAGTAAGACAAAAAATGTTAGAACTTATGCACTTGAGTCTTGCACCAGGCGTATCATTTGAAACGTTTATGAATATGACCTTGCCTTATGCACGTATGCAGATTACTTCCGGTGTCTATAAAGATGTATTCTTGTCCGTAGCCGTTGGTGAAACGGCGATGAGTTGGTTAAAGATGCGTGATAACACAACTCGCGGCGTACTGTACGTAGGTACACTTAAACCGAGTGATATAATCGGTTACGTTGGTGAAGAACTTGATGAGGCACTCTTGTCAAGTAAACAGGTTAATAAAGCAAAAGAAGTTAAAGTTGCAATGAGCCTTGGTGAACTCACTGTTGCAAATGAGATTGAAGGTACAACACTCATCGATGGTGATGATATGTACAAAATCAGTTACGCAGAGGCGGTGACGACGCAGACCGATAATAGTGAAATACTTCGTAAACTTAAATTCAAACAGAGTGATAACATTGTAAAAGACAGAGTGAGCGTTGTATTGTCAGACGGTACAATTGAGTCAAGTACAAATAATGAGTTTATGTACAATAGCGATTTATCAATGGCGTTAAAACGTAATCCTACACGTGAAGGTTACAGATTGCTTAGGACTACGCCTCTTGTACAATACACCGTTTCAGGAGCATACGTACGTATGCCACTCAATTATACTCAGGCACAGTACGATACTATTGTAAAACAACTTAAATCACTTGGTGACATTAGTATTACGATAGACGTCGCAACAGGTGACTATAAATATTTTGCAAGTTTGAATAACAGAAAGAACAATATTGCAGATATTGAAATGCTCATTGACAGAACACTTGACCAATTCAATTTAGAGGTTGACGAATTCATTAGCAAACGCATGGTTGCAGAAGAATTTGCAATGAGTGAAGATGAAGTAATTGGTTCACAACCCAAAGAGATTGTTATTAAAGAGCGCAAAAATAAACGTGGTGCAGTAAAAAGACCTGACAGTGAACGTAACTATGTCAATAAACAAATGGCAGGTGATACTAACTTAAAGTATTATGTTGGTAGATATATTGCAAAAGATGTGCAAGAGTTTATCAAAGAGGCGTCACCTACTCGTACAGAACCCGAATTGTATGAAATGATTGTCAAAGGTGAGATTTCATACTATGACATTGACAAATATTTCCGTTCACACGATGAGATGAATGAATACACATTTAATCTCATAAACAAGTACTTCTTCAAGAACACCATACTTGATACAAAAGCAAAATTAGAAAAGTTTATTACACTTGATATCCGTTACTATTATGCACTCAATGCATTATTAGAACAGGCAGGTATGAGTGAACAAGCTAGCAAACCTATGACACTTGAGGCATTCACTCAACTGTTCGAGAAGGCACAGAAAAACCCTGCATTAAAAGCACAACTTGACAAATTGTTAGAGCATGCTTTTGAACACAGGGTTTATAACAAAGATTATAAAAAGAATGGTGAACCGAAATTCAAATATGAGACACTCGACATTGATGAAAATCACATGCGTACATTGGCAATGAGATTGATGAACGGTTCCATTGACAGTGCCGCAAGAGTAATTGCAACTGCAAGAGCGATCGCAATGTCTTATAAATACGGTGAACATTGGGATACTGCAGATGTTAAGAAAGGTGCAGGCTCACTTGATGAGGCTACAAAGAGTGGTAAATCTGGTGAAGATGCTGGTACAAGACTCGATGTTGTTGCCGATGAAAAGAGTGGACGTGATTTCTTTGACCAAGCGTATGATGAGCGTGTCGCAAATGACCCGAACAGTGTTAAATACGATGTGTTAATTGATTACTATGGTAAAAAATATCGTGCACAACACACCGATTGGAAAACTTATTCACAAAAGAAACGTTATCAAGTTGCACAAAGTATCTATAACAAAGTGCACAACATGTCACAAGAAGACCTTGATAACAGATACAAGAAGATTATCGCGAAACAAGAAGGTGCAAAATTGTCAGATGCTGCGGTTGAAAATGACACTGTGTTACCTGTTAAAAATGTTCGTAAAAATCTTGTAACACGTATCAAGAGTCTTGGTACAACGATATCAAATTGGATATCAAACAAACAATGGAAGAACCTACCAGATAAATACAAACAATACTTTGATGAGGAAACTCATAAATTAAAACCTGAGTATTATGCAAATGTTGAAACAGGCGCAAAAGAATTCCCCAGACTTGAGGCATTACGTGATGACTTACGTTTTATAAGTGATGGTTTACAAAGAGGTAGTTTTACTACAAAGAAAGGTGCACAACTTGAGGAGCGTCTGCGTAAAGCAAATGAAACGATTGCAAAACAGGAACAACAATTGAGGTCTGCAAAATTAAAAGCAGGTGAAAAAGAAGTAACAATAATTGAAACAAAGACTCGTGAATTTACCACTCAGTCACAGCATGTAATACCTGAGAAGTTGCAGATGATACTCGAGAGTACATTTGATGAACATCGTAAATCAACGGTTAAATTCCTTGCAACAGAAAATGATTATAACACTCGTATCAATGCAAAGAAATTCTATCAAATGAATGCAGATATACTCAACGGTATCACAACATCGGACATCGAGGAAATCATAAATTTCTATGATGGTGCAATTCTTGTAAACGCAACAGATGCAAGTCTACGTAACTTTAAGGCATACGAAACCTTGTTACTTGCCTATTTTGTAGAACAGTATAGAAACAAAGCGTATCCCGACTTAGACCCTTACTTTGTTGAACGTGCAGAAGATATACTTAAAACAAAGGCCACCATCTCTGCTACTGAACTCTCGACGTGGAGGTCGGTAATGCGAAGGGTGGACCCTAACAAAGTTATTATACAGGCGATGGCCAGTAAGTTTGGTATAGATTTTGAGGATAGCGAAGTAACACAACTACGTAAAGCAGTTCAAACGGGTAACCTTAAAACTATTGAAAATGCACAACGTAAATTGTATAACAATGCATTGAAGAGATACAAAGGTAACAAAGTTTCATTGATGGATAAGATACTCAAATTCCAAAAAGCAATGATGCTATCTAATCCAGCGACTGCAGTACGAAATCAAGTGTCGAATGCAATGTTGTATAAAGGTAATCAACTTGCGGACTTCCTCGGCAATCTTGTAACAAAGAAAAGTACCAGACCTGAGCAGTTCCAAATCACCGGTGTAAAAGTTAGTGAAAAGACTGCCAACTTTGTAAAGACGGAGTTCTTGGACAGTGGTTTCTTTAACCTAATAAGTGACGGACTTAGCAAGTATGATACGAGAAGAGCGCAAATGAATGTAGGTGGAGAGTTAATTGTAGACATGATTGCAACAGGTATTGCTACTGAAATCTCATATAACAATACCTATAACAAAGATATGATGAATACAATTATCAACACCATATTTAAGTTTCAGACGGACGATTTATGGATAAGAAAAACTGCAATTAGATACATTGGCAAATTGTTAGAACAGCAACAGGTTGATATTGACCATGGTAAAACCTCAGAGGTACTTGAAATTGTAGCAGAGGGATATACTCGTGCGGCAATGGATTATATGCATCGTAGCAATGTGTTTAATAGCATTGAAGCTAAGTTTCGTGAAAGAGCGCCAAAAGCATTCTTCGGTTATAAATTATTGTTCCCGTTTATGCCGAGTGCGTGGAACTGGTTTGTTGAAAGTCTTAATTGGACACCTCTCGGTTTAGCTAAAAACATTGTAAACCTTATCAAAGTTGAAAAGACAATAACAGACCTTGAAAACAGACGTATGAAAGGTGAACCTGTTATGTCACCGAGATTTGCAGAAGCGATGGCAAAGCGTGGAATAGGTAAAGGTATCATTGGTTCCTTTGTAATGGGCTTGGGTATGTTACTCGGTGCACTCGGCGTAGTAGGTGTAGATGACAAAGATGATAAACTGAAACTTAAATTCGGAAATGTTTATGTTGACATTGCAAATATCTTTGGTACCTCGTCATTTATTGTAGGTGCAGAGTTAATGAACCCTCGCAAGGGTAATGCAATGGAAGTACTTGAGGCGACATTTACGGCACTCATCGAAGACAGTTGGTTTAACGATATTGCAAATATGTTTAGTTACGGTTCAGACTCTGTGTGGGATGTGTTACTTGATAAGACTAATAATTTGTTAACATCGTTCATACCTAACTTTGTAAAATCGTTTTCGAAACTATTGTACAATTTTGATATCAAATATGACAGTGGTTTTCTTGGTAATTTACAATTCTTTGCAGCACAAATACCGGGTGTAGCATATGCACTACCTAAGAAAATCAATCCATACACAGGTGAGGTACAGAGCACGTATGGCTTACCATTCTTTGCAGACTTTGCAATAGACATACTTAATCAATGGTTACCTTTTAAAATTCAACCTCGTGTTTATACAAAAGCAGAAAAGATTGCAATGAGCTTAAGTGTAAACAAAGGTCAATTGACAGGTGAATACAAAGACATTGGTAAAGTAGATTTCTTTGCACTGAATACAAAGTATGGTGAATTAAACAAGACGGACTTAGAAGCCTTTATAAATAATCGTACGAGATATGATGTCCAAGATGACAAAGGTGTTTTAAGAAAGAATTTGTCATACAATCAAATGACTGATGAACAAAGAAAAACCGTTATCGAACGTATAATGTCCAATAACGGTATCTATGCAAAAATATATGCATGGACTTCCAAAGGTCATAAGTATTACACAAATGCATCGGAATATTCCACACTGAAGAAACTTGGTATAAGTAAAGGTGTCTTTAAGGGCGATAAAGGTTTCGTTTCCTAAGCAGTTTATCCAAATTATCTATCTCCAATTTTGTATCTGCATCAATTGCCAGATACTTCCCAGACACGGGGCATCTCACTACGAGGTGCCCTTCGTCTTTTTCTACAAACCTTAGTGCATTCTTTAAACCATTACAACAATCTCGAATGTGACAGTAAACATCTTCGATATCGTCATACTCATATGGTAAAAATGTTTCGTCAAGTATTAAGTACATTGTATACCTCCTTGTAATTTAATTGATTTTAATATATAATATTTTCATCATGAATATTTAATCGAAAGAATTATTCTTATCATGATATTATATATTAAAATCATTCATATGCAGTTTTAGATTAGATTTCATAATCAAATTTATGAGTTTTAACTAAACTACCATCTTTCAATTCTGTCCACTCAATATTGAGTTTATCAAGTGCTTCGGTTATATAAAACATATAATCAATCTTCTGTTTGAGTTCGTCAATATTGTATTTCTTAACGTCATCATTGACAACAATACAGTGTTCACCAATTTCAGGCATCTTGGTATAAGACAAAGAATTTGTTTTATTATTACGTTTGGTTTTATACAAACAACCATAACGTTCATCGTTCGTCATAATGACACGATTTCCTTTAAATAATTTAATCTCTTGTCCATTACTCATTCTTTGTACTACGCCAGAGTACGTGGGACCTTTCTTACAATAGTACATGAAATTGTAAGGGTCTCGTTCATTGACAATTGTTTCTACAATATTCTTTTTGTTTAACAACCATTCTTTCGCCGCCTTTGCAGCAACAAAACCAGACAAACCAGATATTGTCGCATAACCAATATTCAAAATATTTGTAGATAACCAACCGCCTTTCGATTTTTGTTTACCACCTTTCTTGATCAACAAGTAATTGTTAACATCTCTTTGCCAGATTTTCTCAACCTCATCGTATTCAAGTAACATTTGTGTCATTTCTGACCACTCATCACAAAGTTTTTTAACAAGGTCATAATCCTTTCTACGGAAGTATGCAAGTATACCATCTGTATTACTCTGAATAACTTGGAAACCTGGTACTTTTTTGTAAAGAGTTGCAGCAAGAGCTGTCAACAATAATTGACCAACTCGACAAGTACTTAAACAATGATATCTGTCGTAAAGGTCAAGATATTTATTACCACTCGCACCATATGTCGTATTCAAGACAAGTTTATATGCTTGTTGCAATAAATCATCGTCAAAGGTTTTATTTTTCTTTGCTTTAAGTTTAAGTCGTTCTTCAAAAATCTCTTTGAAGTATGCAGGATTTTTAACCGCTCTACTAAGCAATCGGAAGAATATTAACAACGATGGATAGAATGATGCAACGTCAAGGTTAACCATTACCCACTCATCGTCACTTTCAACATATAAACATTTTGCTAAATAAGAATGAACTCCGCCATTACCGAATGTAACGACGTTGTTAAATACATTTATCTCGATTGTTTTACTTTTAGGGTTCTCACTTTTACCATCGAAGTAATACGGATTGTTCCGTATCTCATCTACCAACTTTGTACCGAGTGCATCGTAAATATATTGTCTACAATGTTCTGGTAACTCAACACTATCACAAAGTTCATCTGCAAAGTTCGTTCTCTTTGCACCAAGAACGAGTGCACAGACCTGAGCATTTGTGTATTTGTAACACGTCTCAATCGGAATGTTGAACGCTTTACTGATTGCAAGTTTTGCTTTAATATTTACTTCTCGAATGCGTACAAAATATTCCATTGTAGAATAGACGTCATGCTTACAATAATAAGTCATATCATCTTTTTGTTCTTGCATCATGTTCTCAGTGTTAAAATCTACTTCACTTTCTAACACACTCAGACCAAGTAAACCCTCTTTGTCTTTAAGTGAACCACCGTTGTCATCATCAAACAAATCTTGATACACTACACCTGGCATTCTACGTTTTGCAAATGATTGTAACCGAATGTGTTCTTTTGATGCAAACTTTGTTTTAGGGTCAATGATTAAATCGTTTACAATTTTAACCTGTTGAGGACTAAATCCTTGATATATTGCATTCGCAATCATCAAGTCATAATATTTAATATTGTAACCAATCATCACGTGGTCAGGTTCACGTAAGACTTCAATCATACGTTCTCTCGCATCAGGCATATCGCTTGATATAATTGTAAACGTATCTTTAATAGTTTCATCAAAGACTCGGTCTGCAGGCATGTCACCTGTTACAAGTAACCACCAATTAGGCGTTACCTCAAAGTCGAAAAATCTTTCAATCATTTATACTCCTTTAAAACGGTTTAAATTTTGCATCGTAGTCACCAATCTTTATAAATTGTAACTTATTACTCTTTTGTCCATCTACTATAATGAACGATGTTTCTAAATCATATAATGCGCAGACGTCATCTCTAAATGAAGTTGCAGTCATTGGTCTTGCGTGACCATTTGTCTGTGCCCACTCTTGGAATTGTCCATACATCGATAGACAAGGTTTATTGACTAAACCACCCGTTGTTATATCCATTTCATATAACCACTCATTGAGAGGACTTTGTCTACATTTAAATATCCTCAACAGATCTTGCTCAGATTGATTTATTGTAAAGTGACCTTCCTCAATAACTTTGCGAATACCTTCTACCGCTTTGAACAAGAAGTATTCCATATCGGTATTTGTTATTTTCAACATGAACGTGGGGTCTGGATTTTCAACCTTGTGATTTAATTCAATTAAAACAATTCGTCTGTACAAACCTGACGTTCTGTCCATAATTTTTGGCAACTTGTTACAAGAGAAACAGCATGTTGCAAAAGGTTTATACACCATTGGGTCTTTGTATATCTGTCTAACTGTAACTTTGTTACCAGATACAATGGACTTAAATCTGCCCGTGTTTTCAAGTGCTCTTCCATCAACTACATCGTCGTCAATGTTCAACAATTTGTTAACCATTTCTGCAAGGTAATAATCTCTATCCATGTCTACAAGACCTGTGTGAGATGTGTTATCTACACCTACAAGTTTTTCTAACAAATTGAGATATGTTGATTTACCAGTCTGACCTTCACCTTGAAACATAAAGAACTTTTCAAACATGTTGCGTTTCAATAACGTATAACCTGCAACTTGATACAAAAAGTTTATCTTTATTATGTCACCGTTTGCAATCTCTTTCATAAACTGCATTATTCGAGGTGACGCCTCTGGATTATTTTCATACCTCCATGGAATAAATATTGTATTATAATCCGTCTTATTCGGTGTTTCAAGTTCACCTGTTACAAGATTGAGTATACCATTCTCTACTGCTATCTTGTGCCAGTCTTTGTTCATGTCATCATCTTGTACACGTGCTTTGATTTTGAGAAATTCTGTAATCTCTCTACGTGCATTACGAGATAAATTCTTTGACAATTCAAAATGGATAATATGTTCTACTTCATTATCGGGTATCTTTTTATAATATGAACCGGTAAATTTATAAAATGTATTTCCATAATAAATTAAGTCATATCTACCAAGCAATTTCTCAGCAAGTTCGTTGTGAATATTTGTTTTTGACAGTTTGCCAGGGTCCTCAACGTCTACCTTTTCACGAAGTACCGTTTTAAATAACTCATTATTTGGCATCGGTTGAGAAAACAAAAACTCATTTATTATACGTATAGACTTCTCAATCTCTTCCGCTGTCAATTTCTTTGTACATTCAAGTTTCGTTCTCCACTTGAATAATGCATTGTTTCTACCATCACCATCTTGTAAACCAATAAATGACGGTGTACTATCTTTCATCAATGGTCTTAAAAAGTAAGGTAACGGTTCAACATAATCATTCCATTTACCCCATCTACGATGTGGATCGTTACAAGGTAAGATTATGTAACCTGTCTTATTTGCACGTGTGTCAATGTCAATGTTAAGTGCACATTTACAATGACTATCACTCGTGACCATTTCTGTAGGGTCTATAAACAAGATATGCATTCCACGAGAAGTATAATTGTATGAATAATTTACCTCCCACTTTTGTAACAAACTTTCAAGTTTTTCTTGTGAACGCTCATCATCTGCGTTATCAATATCTACAACAACCATTCCTTTTGGTACAATCCAACCAACACGTTCACCATTCTCAACAAGTTGTTCTGCCTCTTCGTAACTCAGTGGTTGAGTTTTCCATTTTGTTAGAGGTCCCTTTGTATCGAACTTACTGTCATACTCTCTTGTTTCCCATTGTTGTGGATTATATCTCGGAATACGTACATAACCACTGTTCGGATAAATTCTGTTAAGTCTTGCAAACATCTCGTCCATTTGTTACAGGTCTCCTTTGATTGACATAAATAAATTAGACAGTGACTCTTTACGTCTAACTGCACTCCATATTTTATTTTCAATACTACCATCAAAAATCAACGTTTGTATTTTAACCGGCAACTTTTGTCCCATACGATATATACGTTTACACATTTGGTCATATGAAATAAACGAATAGTCAAGTGTGTAGAAAATCATTCTGTTACACATTTGTAAATTAAAACTTTCACATTGACTACATTGTAATAACAATTTGTTACTTTTACCTGCCTTAAAATCTTCTACATTGTTTACAGATTTCGGAAACGCCTTTCTTAAATCCTCTAAGTCTTTAACAAATCTGTAAACAATAACCACTTTCTCATCATCTCGTACATTGTTTTTAATCCAATCAAGTTTATCATTATGTTTAAATTCAACAACGTGATTTCCACCACCATCTTTTGGAATATACAAATAACCATTCGCGGCCTGATGCATTTTATTAACTGCATTTAATTTAGCCATCGTTGTTTCATAATCTGCAAGTTTGATGATGCCCTCCTCTGTGTCTTTATACTCTTTTGTTTTTACAAATGGAAGTTTAACAGTTTCCACACTTAATTCTGGCATACTTCCATCATCTTCATAATCAATACGTTGAGAATATTTTGCAACATTTGCCTCAAAGCCTGCTCTGTATCTATGGTTTATTCCGAGTACTTCTGTAAACATTCTGCCACCCATAAACTTTTTATCTACGTCACAACATTCATCTACAAATCTACTATACGAAATGTCACCAAACCAACTGATATGCATATTATGGAATTGACAAAAGACATCTAACTCAGTATTACCGACAGGTGTACCAGACAAACCAAATACAAATCTTGCTTTCTTACAAATTGTAAAACAAAGTTTACTTATCTGACTATTGTGAGCCTTAATTCTGTGACACTCATCAATAATTATTACGTCCCACCTTTGTTTAATTAACTCAACTTTTCGTTTCTCTTGTATTGCCGCCGAGAATGTAACATACATTGTGTTCTTTGGCATTATCTTTTGTGGTACAATTTCAACATTCCACATGTCTCGTATTGCGCCTGCCGTAGACATTACAAGAACTCGTGCATTACCGTTCATACTTTTGTCAATATCACGGGTTGCCTCAATACAAGGATATGTTTTACCTTTGCCTGGTTTGTAATACAGACATGCATGTTTCCGCTCTAAAAGAAAAGGAACACCGGCTGCTTGATATGGCAGTCGGTTTTGAAGATATTCTATGTATTCCATTTGTCAACACCTGTAATTTTAATCATCAACATTTCAACAATTTCACTATCATCAGTAGCGATCCATATGCCACCTGCATCACGTATCTTTCTACCTACAATTTTTTGAGCATCGGATACATCGTCTAAATGGTTTTCACGTTTAAGTTCAATACCTACAAATTTACCACAAACACAGGCCACAAGGTCAGGTCTACCTTTCTCTGTGAATATGTTGCCGTTGTTCTTAAATACATATCCACCGTATTTTCGAATTATGTTTTGACAACGGCGTTGGAGTGCACTTTCTTTTTCAGTCATAGTTACCTCCTATATTTAAACTTGTAATACAACAAGTAATAATCTTCCCGGCTGGGAACTCTAATCAGAGCCCGCATTTAACAATATTTGCACCGGCCAACAAGTTTTTCTCGTCATATAAGCAAACGACTTTTACTGCTCTGTCCGCACGACTGTTAATCGCCCAGTGGGTTTTCACCATTTATTCTGTTAATATGACGAGTTTCTCGTTATCACCACCATTGTGCAACGAGAGTGGCTGGCGATACAAGGATTGAACTTGTACTTACAGAGTCAAAGTCTATTGCGCTACCATTACGCTAATCGCCAATGAAGTGAGAGGTGTATCAGGCCTCTCACTAAACTGAGTACGTCTACCGAAAGTTTGTTTAATTTATTTTTAATTTTGTGTACTCAGTTCTGGTATTACTTCTCTTCCGTAGTACGGTAAGAGGTAGTATCAATCTTGTAAGAAACCCTCGTTTCAATACCCGTTTCATACGTACCATCAGGCATAGGTTTCTTAATCTCACGTTCATAACTATCTTCCGTGACATCTGCCCAGAATGTTTTACCGAGCAATTGATTATGCACGGTTTCATAATCAAGTTCAAACGTTTTCTTTTGTTTCTCGGTAAGTTTAAGTGCTGCCGCAATCAACTTATTGTAAGTCCATCTCGCATTCGGACTGAGTACATGATATGCATTCGTTGTACCTTTGTCACATTTAAACGTGAACTTTACCATCGTGTTACCACTCTTGCTTTCGGTAACCTCCGCATCTTCAACCGTAAACTCGAACGTTCCAACCTCAGACAAAAATGCACCACCTTCATAATCACTAAATTTTTCAATCATTGCTTGTTTCCTCCGTTTCTTTTTCTTCGTTATTTATTTTTACTAAATTTACAGGATTGAGAGAGTTCTCTGCAATCATTTTTTGCCACTTGTCATATGTGAAATTGTCTACAAAATCACCTACCGCAAGTGTCATATCACGGGTTCCCGTGTCTATCAACGGGTGAGGTCCTACATACACAAGAAACTGAACTGACTTTCTACCGTTATTATCCAAAATTGTCTTGCGGCAGCAATAGAAAATGTTGCTCGCATCTTTCATATATTTTACACCGGTCTTAATAGTCAGGTCAGGTATGATGCGTATCTCTTTGTCAAGTCCAGACGTTTCATACAATTCCATCTCGTTAGTATGAGTTAACCATACAAATTGTACACCCATCTCCTCAGAGAACCGTTTCATCGTGTCCTTAATGGACAGCATCATCTTAGAAACATCACCCCATTCTTGTTGACTAAGTGCTCTGCCACCTTTTGTAAATTCAAGATACTGTTTATAGTCATCTTGTAATGCACCGATCGTGTCAATGACAATTGTCTTGAACTTATCTGCACCGGGCTTACGCAATTCTGCAAGAATTTCCGCAAGTAACTCAATTGTAGTTTTCTTACGAACAAAATCATTACGCAAATTCTTTACAAAAATACCTTGTGTCTTTGCAAGAACTCTACCTCCACCGTCATTACCAACCGAAACATATAGTAAAGGTTTCGGGTACGTACCTGCAATAGTCGTTTTACCAGACTTTGGTTTACCCATGTACATGTCAATGTTATGAGTAACAAAACTATCGTATTGCATTTATACCTCCTTTAAAAATTATCTATACTCGTGATACCTTTGACGTGCATCATTGCTTTAAGTTTCCTTATTGCTTTCTGTTCAACCTGTCTAATGCGTTCACGTGTAAGTCCATACTCTTGACCAACCTCTTCAAGTGAGTGTACAATATCATCTTCCAAACCAAATCGTTTACAAATAACAACTTGTTCACGAGGTGATAACCTTTTGATAAACTTCATGAGTGTTTCATGTCGTTCATTCTCAGCAGCGATGTCCATTGGAGATGGACCTGGGTCCGCAACAAAGTCACCTAAGAAAGTATCATCTTGGTCATCTGCCTTGTTCACCTGTGCATCAAGTGAGACGGGTTCAAGTGCCATGATCTTAAGTATGTACTTTACATCTTCTTCTGTAAACACATGTTTCGGACTATAATATTTAGGTACACCTATGTTAATCACACCTCCCCGTTGAGCCAAGTCGTTCATCTTTACGCACACCGTTATAACGCACCGGTACACCTTTAATAATTACTGCTTTCATTACCATCACCTGACAAAAACTCTGTCCCTTTGAATATTTTACTTGTTTGTTAGATATGTTGTGGACAATTGCCATGAGCTTGCCATCATAATCCGGATCAATTGGACACATTGCAATGTTCAAACCCTTTGCCGCAGCAGATGTTCTTGCACACAGTGTACCTAAACAGTCATGTGGAATAATAACTTTACAATTAAGTGGTACGATTGTGGTAGACAAAGGCTCAAATGTAACGTCTTCATCTATGAAAATGTCCACACCTGCATCTTCCAAGTAACCTTTCTCTACGTTACCTACAATTTTAATGTCCATATTTCCAGAACTCCTTTGAAAATTCACTTAAACTTTCGTGACAATTATCTGCGAGTAAATACATTAAATCACCACGTCTGAAATCTTTTGGTATTGGAGGTAACAATTCAGGTTCAACCGTTCCACTGTCAAGCATCTGTCGTATCTTCGGTATATCATTCTCATACACATGCAAATTATTATCAATGTGTGTATAAGTACCAAGTTCTACACCGAGTTCAGCAGCCATAAGTTCTTGTAACAATGTGAATTGAAACACATCAAACGTTAAACCTTTGAAGATGTCATTTGACCTCATGTTTACAATAAGATTGAGTCTGTTGTTACGTATCATAAAATGCATCATAAGTGTACAGACCGTATCTTTTGTATTACAAATTTGAATAGGTTTGATGTGTATGACCGCCTGTCTCGTGTCTTTGTCAATTCTCAACAAACATTTACACCAATCCCATTGTGATACCTTTTCACCTGCATAATCATACGTGTCAGAAAATATATATTTGCCATATGCAGAATTACAAGTTACTCCGTCATCACTAATGTGTCGCCAAAATGATGAGTACTTTGATATGAAATCAAGACTGTTACTACCACTCAGATACCAAAGTGCCTCACCATAACAGTATCTTTTAATGTTGCGCATCTCTTTAAATGACAACAATCTATCACGTGGATTACTTAGTACTAATACGTAAGGTGTTAACTCACGAACTTTCTCACCACGAGGAGAAGTTTGTTTACCTTGTCGTATCAATTCATTGAATGCACAACTGTATGCCTCATTGAATGTCATTCCTTTAACATCTCCAATATCATATTTGTACGTCTGAAATCGTTCGGTACAAGAGTTATGTTTTTCATCATGCGAATGTACTTAAAGAATAAGTTACGTTCTGTTGTTATCCATTCTTTGTTACACTCTGAACTTTCTTGCTCACCTTTGTTACAAAGATTATTGTAAATTGTATCCACACTCTGACAAATCACATAACAGTTTGTGTATCGAAGTATTTCATTTACTTCTTTGACACTTATCCTCGGTTTACGTCCATACAATTCACTATATACAAGTTCACCAAGTGGACCTCTGTCAAGTATTACTTTGTAACCTAACAAATGTCTATAAAATGTATATGTGTTTGCATGTTTACCTGTGATATGGTGTAAATCATAGTTCGGTAACCTCTTTTGTAACTCTGTACACAAGAATGATTTACCTGTACCGTTCTGTCCATCAATTATTATTCCCATTTATCAACTCCAATACCTGTGGAAGTATAACTTTTTTGTCACAAATACTTCTGAAAAAGTCATACACCCTGTTTTGTCTTTGCATATAAAGTTCTTTGTTACACGCTACCTCAAGTATTTCATCAATGGATGCGGCCATGTCATTTTCGTCTACAAATATTGCGCCACAATCTTGTGATATCACAGGTTTGTTGTTGACACAAAAGAGTTCACCCCAGCGCTTTCTGTAAATAGGAACCGTACCCGTTATGACATATTCACTCATTGCATATTCCATATTGTGAGGTAAATATTTATCTGGCAACATTAACAACTCAATGCCAAACATTGATGCACCAAGTCTTTCCATCGCCTCATCGTGATTATAAGGTCCAATGATATAAGCAGGATTACCAGGTACAATTGGCAGTTTACCTTCAAAATACAATTTTGACTTGTTACCCTCATTACAAATAATGACGTCATCGTGAGCAACTTTCTCAGGCTTAACCTCTTTGTACAAAAATTTGAGTGAACCAATATCTCTTTCGATACCTTCCATCACGGTCGTAAAGCCATGTTTACCAAGGTACTCATATTGTAATCTCTTTACTTCATATATACCTTTCCAATCTGCACGTCTACCGAGGAAATGAATTGACTTCGGTTCTTTGTCATCATAAGGTCTGATATACTTTTCACCATCTGCAAAGTCAAGTAAATTAAGTGTCGGAAACTCAGGTGTTATAATTGTCGAAGGGTCTAATCCCATCTCCAGTGCAACAACATGTAAGTCATTACCTTTATTATGAGTTATAACTCTATTACACAATTTGAAGAAGTCGTTGTACATTATGTCGTAATAAAAATTACGTTTGATAGACGGTGCCCTGTGGTCTACGTTGATATATACAACGTGTTTATCTTGCAACCTTTCAAGTATTTCCATGAAAGACTCAGTTGTTTCAAACTCTGCGTTGATGGGTGGAACACTCAGTATAATGATTGTGTCACATTGTTTAAAGGTTGAGATGATACGTTCTTTGTCATTATACAGATGATATTGTATAATGTTATGATTGTGTGCTTTACTTCTACCCCACTTTTTGTCTCTGGCTGCAATTGTAATGCACTCATCAGTTTCTTTTATGCCATTTTGTAACTCAATTGCATACTTTGTATTACCGCAACCCTCAACACCGCGTCCGAGGAAGATGCCATACTTCATGATTTAACTTCCTCCCATTGTTCATCGTCAAGATACTTCTGTACAAGTTCAATGAAGTCTTTTTGTTGCTCAATGTAACCGTCACGTTGAAGTACCCTTATCACCACAGAAATACCAAATGCCATCTCTGCAATGCTACTACCTTCACAAGAGGAAACTTCATAAACATTTTTGTCATGATTAAACATGACTTTTAGTACTTCTTGTTTTCCTGCAGTGACCTTTTCGAGGTCTTTGTTTTCGTCCATTTTATGCTCCTTTTGTTGTTTCGATAAATCATCTCTAATATAATATATCATCGAAAATCTACGAATATTACCATCAAAATAATCATTTTAATATATAATAGAGGTCTATAAATAATCATCTCAATAGAATATTCATGATGAAAATATTATATATTAAAATGCATCATAATACCTTATTTCGCTTTTGTAATTTATCCATATAGAACTTCGCTTTCGACAAGTCGAGAGATTTATTACCTTTGTCTGTGCATCTATACAAATACTTAATCACCTGACCTGCAAGAAATGCGTCCATACCAGACATGTGTTCAGTTACCGCTTCAATACATGTGAGACACTCAACCTTCCTACCCGTATAATGTGACGGGTGGTTTACAAGGTCTTCCTCAATAGGTACAATTGGTTCACTCATTCAAACTTTACCTCCAAATAATTTCTACTTGCAAGATAATCTGCAAGGTGTACAAGTTGCTGATTAAAAGTCAACGGTGTCGGCAATACAACATCGGGATAATACTTATTTGTATTCCATTGACCCATGTGACTTTCTACAAGATTACAAACATTGTTAATATACTCGTTATCTGGAAATTCTTCTGCACCACTTTCATATTGCAAATACTCAAGCCATTTTCTTACAAGAAGTGGGTGGTCAAATCTCGTGTATTTGCTGGGTATATCGTCATAACCATACTTACACATGTCATGAAGTATCAGTGCTGCAATACCCCAGTCTTTGTTATCAATTACCTCTTTGTATTGTTCCAATGATGCAATATCGTTGTATATCTTAACCGCCGCACAAGTATGTCTATACAAACCACCTTCACCTTGTGCATACTGCGGGTGATATTTACCGGTACTCGATGCACCCTCTTTCATAAACCATTTTGGCATCTGACAAAGTATCTTTGCTGTGGTCTCACGTACTTTGATATTGTTAATAAGTTCAAGCTCACATTCAAAAGGTATCATTACATAAACTCCTGTATTTGTGCTATAACATCGTTGCGTTCTTCTACTTCATGTTGCACTTTTTGTGAAAATTTTCCAAGTTCGTCCCTTATAAATGAGTACATAGCATTATACGTATCCTCATCAATAAAATATATTTTATGATTGTCTGTACAGTCGAGATTAACATGTAATTTCTTTTCAAAATCATCGAGGTCCTCTCTAACTACAATACTTATACTCACCATACCTACTTTAAAATATAATGCAAATGACTCTGTATTATCAACCAATGAATAAAACATCGTTCTACTAATAAACACTCGTCTCTCCTTTATCACTACGTATTCCAGTCATGCGAGGAAAACGCAATGAATAATATTTAGTTCCATTTGTATTTGCACTTTGTGACATACTGAAATATGATACCTCGATTATTTTACCAATGATATCTTTCGGATTTAATGCCCAACTGATACGTTGTTCATCAGTCATACCACTACCAACTTCACACTCAATAATCTTACCATCAGACACGGCTCTACAATTGAGTGCACCTATACAACCTTCATACTTACCTTTTCCATCTTGTACATCAAGTACTTCCATATCGAGTGTATATACATTCTTGTACTTTAACAATTGATCGGTACGTTTATTACAATAAGGTGCATCACCGAGATTTATCATCAAGCCTTCTGCACCACGACTTGTTACATTATCTAACAATTGGTCAATGTATGTGCGGAAATCTGTAAGTAATTTAAATTTCATAAACACTGGTAATATTCTAACATCTTTACTTTTGACATTTGCACCAAGATTGTTGAGTATCTCTCTACGTTGATAATACGGTAAATCCAATTGTATATCGAATATGTTGTACACAAGGTTCTTTTCACCATACTTTGCATTGATGCGACCACTCGTTGCGTTAAACAAATTTTTATCATATGCTACTCTGTTAATGTCACTGTTAAGTAACACACTTGATTTTGTTTGTTCATAACTGAGTATCTCTCCGTCGTATACAAAGTCTGTATCAAGTCCATTCATATCAAAGTTAACCTTAAGTGGTTTACCATTGCGTGATACAAACGACCATTTACCATCATTGTAATATGCAATACACCTATTACCATCTAACTTTTCTGTTACAAAGTAACCGTGAAATTGTTGAGGTACTTTACCTTCATACTTCTTTGCAAGCATCGGTGCAATTTCACTTTTCTGTAACACGCTTTTACCGATACCGAGTTTGATAGTTCTATTTACAATAGGTTCTACAAACCATGCATGTTCACTACACTGAACGCATGCTGACATAACGTTCATCATTGTGAAATTATTACTTTTCATCGGTTCGTACAAAGGTGCAAGATACTCGCGTATTGTACAATTATCAGTTATGCGTGTCTGAGGCATTTTGTAATCTTGAAATGTGTAACCTAACTTATGTTTACCGTCAAGTATTTCAAGTATATAAGTCAAGTCGTCTGCATATTCTTTCGGTACACTCTCTAATAAATACCTCTTTTCATTATACGAAGACGTCTCTGTTACTTTGTCAAACAATGTGTCGAAGAACCATACGCGGTCACTCAGCATCTTTGTCCTCCACACATTCGAGTGCACGCTTATACGACTCCATTGCTGTACATAGTGCTGCAATGTCAAGACACAAATCGTCTACATCTGGATCTGTTATTGTATTAACCCTGAGTGCAAAACCTTTTGCGGTATATCTCAGAATTGTTTCAGCAAATTGCAATTGCTCTTCATAATACTCTTTTGTTCCATACGTTTTCATAATACTTACTCCTTTTAATACCAAGGTAAATTATCGTCCACATCATAGTTAAGTTGTGCTAAATACTCGTCCATACTAATTTGATGAACTTCAGGCTCTGATTTAACTTTACATTTAGGCACATGTTTAATCCATCTACCACACTTTGAACAATAAAGACTCACGTGTGGTCCATTTTGTTTGAGATTAAACTCGGTTACATTTCCACAATAGGGACATTTGTCAATGTTCTTCATTGTCTACCTCGTAATATTTACAATTATCACAACAATGTGCAACACAATAACAATTGTAAGGATAATCCTCTTCACCAGGTTGTTGAAACATCGGGCAATCTTTACAATTGAAATCACAATTATAATATTTACAATTCATGATTTAACCCCACTTAACGTCTTCGCAAATTATAAAAGCCTTGTCATATTCGTCTTTTGCTCTACCAATGAATGTTACAGTATGTGCATTATTTATTTCGTTTGGTAAACCTTTACATTCACTTGTTAAACTTGATGCCTCATTCTCATCTTTTGCAACACAAACATGTGCCTTCGTTTCGTCCCAATCAACACCACATGCTGCTTTAACAAGATAGATATTCATTGTTAACACTCCTCGTAATAAATACAATTGTCGTCTTCGTCGGAGTCTTGTTCTACACATTTGCAACGAGTCGGTCCGTCTGCAAGGTACATATCACACAACTCAATACACGTATCTTCTGGAAACGGACACATCATGTGTTTACAACTGTTACACCTACTCATATTTACCTCCGTTAAGATAACTTACGCGCTTCATTGCGTCACGTTCATTCTTGTATTTTCTTACAATATAGAATACGTCAGAGTACTCATAATCAGTTGACACTGTACGAATAAGGTAACCTACTTCATACTCATCGGTGTCTGGATTGTGTCTGAATACCCACGCCGCACCATCTCTACCGGGTAAACCCATATCACCTTTCGGACCCATTGGACCCATTGGACCGGTGTCACCTTTCTGAGGTTTACGTAAGATTACAAAGACCGCAACCATTACAGATACTACAATTGCTATTGATGATAATACGACTTCAATCATCTTTGTCCTCCTTTTTAAATGCCATTTGTTTTGACAAATATTTATCACATTTTATAAGTTTATCAGAACAGTATCGTTTGCCTTTACCATGATACCTGATATCACAATAACAAACGTCCATTATTTGACCGTGTAAGGTTTCAGAATGTCTTAAAAATTTACATTCACTGCAACTTATACCGTTACAATCTTTGTAAACACAAGTGTCACACAACATAATCTTTCTCCGATAATACAATCGTCAATGTATTTGCTTCATCGAGATCAGATGCAATTTTGTAAAAGTACAATGTATAATGTTCATGCTTGATTTCTTTCATAAATGCCTGACAACCAATCTTAGCACAGTGTGATGTAGGATGCCAATTAACTTTGTACATACCCATCAGGTCTGGATAGAAACGAATACAGATTTCATTATTTTCATTCAGTCCTACGTCAACTGTTACAGGGTCAAAGGACTTCTCTACATTCTCCAACAAAGATTTCGACAAATAAAATCCATACCTTGAACCACTAATGCTATTAAACTTATTGTGCTTACTCTTGTACCACGTAATCATCACAATTTACTCCTTTTATTTTTCAATGTACTATATGTGTAACATTCTTTCACCATATCGTAGACAATTGGTGATGTATTAGGTTCTTCTGCAAATATAAGTAACAGAGTTCTTACAAGAGCTGCTGTACTACCCTTTGCAGTCTCACCCATGTGCTTTATAAGTTTCTCCTCACACTTCTTGACAACATCTTTGTCGAGATACAATGTGGTAAGTGTTAAGTTACTCATCGCTTGCCTCCTGTCGTTTCTCACCATCACAATATCCCTGTGTGATACACTTGGCGGGGTCACCGTCACAGTCATCACACCAGCCTTCGAGCAACATTTCCTCAGGTGTCACAATTTGTTATACCTCCATTTATTAGATTATTGATTTTAGATTGAGAAATGGCTCTTAAAATCATCTCTCATCAATTTTAATATATAATAGAGAGATAATAAATATTACGTCGATAAAATATTCATCATCTCTCTATCTATCAGATATTATATATTAAAAATCAATCATTTTACAAAGTGAGATACGTGCTCCCAATCGAAAAATATCTCGACAGGTTCGTCACCCTCGATATACTCAACCACAAGGCCTCTGTCCGTCACCTTGACAACCGTTACAGTCACAACATCAAGTGCACCAAATGGTTTGTACTTAATTTTATCACCAACTTTGTATTTTGCACGACCTTGTTTCTTGCATTTGTGTAGTGTGTATACATCGTGTATCTCTTTTACAAAGTAGATTACTGCTGCAATCACTACGGCGATTATCACACCACCGACAATGTTAAACGCAATGTCATCAACCGTCGCTTTCGCGAGTAACTCAGTCATGATTAACTCCTAACCAAGGTTTACATTTGTCCACATACTCACAACTCGAACAAGAGTATGCATCATACTTCGACAAGAATGGTAAATTGTTCTGCTCAAGTATCTCAATCTGCACAGCGGTTTGCATCACGTCTTTTATTATATATGAGTATGCATCTTCGTCGAGGTACTGACAAGATAGGTATGCACTCTTGTTGAGAGCATACTCATCTAATACGTCATGATAATAACCACCAGGTGCAATCTCTTGTTCCCAGGTGTCTGGGTGTACAATTTTTATCGCCTCGATGTAAAGTTCCTTGGATATATTCTGTGACTTCGCACGAGACAACCTGCCATTGTTACAAAGCGCAGGCTGTGAGAAGTCTTGTTTCGGTATGTCAATATAACCTACCCGTATGTTATGAAGTGGAACATTATAGTTTTTGTTGACAAGATATGCGTACAAATATAACTGACTGTTCATGTCAAAGTCGTCCTGTGTTTTCTTCTTTGTACTGAACTTATAGTCTACAATTATCGCGTGATTTTTTGTATACAATAATAGGTCAACTACACCTACAATGGGGTGAGACAGGCCTGTGTCGACCGGGTTCGCAACTAACTTAACCTCTCGCTCAATTTGCACCTCGCCGTACTGAGTGAGTGATGACGTTAATTCTCGTTCATACTCAACTACTTGTTTACACACTCGTACAAAGTATGAGTGCCACGTCTTGATGCCGAAGTAATTCTTTAAGTCTTGTCTGTACAATTCACTTGGTATACAAAGGTCATAGTCAGATATGCCTGCGGCAATGTTGTCACGTAAGTTACCCGCTTTCTCTAACACCTCGTGAGCAAGTGAGCCGAAGTCTAAGTGTGGATAAAACTGAGGTTTACGTTCCGTCTTGTTTATGTACGAGTGCCAGAACTTACGTTGACAAGACAAATATGTGTTCAGACTACTGTTGCTGTGGTTCACCGTCTACCTCCGCATAACTGAACGAATAGTACTCACTTCTACCCGCATGGTCAGTGACAAATGTGTTGAGAACACACTCTTCATCTCCATTGACAATGTATCTGTCTGTTCCTACAATATATAGTGCACCCATAGGCACGTCGTCGAGATACACGTACACCTGCTCACCGTGACATGTGTCAGGCCAGTCACCGGTGTCAGTGTATGCATTCTCCTTGTACAAGTTAGCATCAAACCATCTCGGTATGTACACTCTGTTTATCATCGTTATCTCCTTTTGCTCTTGCGAGCGGCGTGCTATAATCTACTTCACAATCATCGAACGAGTACAACTCAATAGAATTATCGTGAGTACACACATAATGGTCAAGATACGATAAGTCTCCATCTCTGTTAATATAAAAGTCATCACCTTCATTATACTTTGCGTCAAATGGTACATCGTCAAGACTTACATATACTTGCTCACCGTCACATGCTTCATACTGTTCGCTGTCTACAAGGTGGTGATGTTCTTTAAACAGCGCAAGCGAGAACTTCTTATTCAGCCACACTCGGCGACTCAACGGCGTTATCATCTTCTTTACTCCTTATAAGTTTCTTATTTATTACCCTGAGCTCTGACTCAATTTGTACTTGCCGCGTTATATCTCGCCACTCGTCTGAGGTCAGTGACTCACGCTCGTAAGCTACAAGAGTGGTGTCTGCCGCGGAGCGGACAAGATAGCGTCGCATCGACATGAGTATATGCATCGGTATATCGTACTTAACTGATAATTCCTTAGTTGTCATCTTCCACCTCGATACACCAACTTCTGTTTATCACATATGCTCCGCATCTTAAACTAATTCCATCGAATGTACAAATTTTGCCATCGCAATTGTTCACCCAATTGTACGTATTTGTTTGATTGTATGCATCATACCTGGCATGCACATATGCCTCTTCACAGTCGATCGCACCAATTTTAATAAGTCGTTTCTCAATCATACGTGCTACAAACTTCTCTTTACAAAATATATACTTAGTCATCGCATCTCACCTCAACACACCAATATCTGTGTACTGTGTATATTCCACACGAAAGGTCACCGTATACGTCGGCGTACACCTCCTTGCCATCACACTCTTTCGTCCAGTCGCGACTGTTGAAGTCACGCACTGCTGCACGAACTGCTTGCTTGTATGTCATCTTGTCGTAAGACATATTAAGTCTTATCTCGTTCAATATGTACGCCTGTTTACAAAATATAAGTTTAGTCATTACACGTCACCTCAATGCACCAAGTTTCACCGATTAAATAATCTCCATATCTGTAACCATAATCGTCAACTATTACTTCTTTACCGTCACATTGTTTAACCCAGTCGTTGTGATTGGCGTCATGCACGGCTCTACGTCTTGCGCTTGCATAAGACATCTTGTCACAAGACATGTAAGTACGCGTCATACTTGCTACATACGCATCTCTGGAAAATATAATTTTAGTCATCTGTGTTTTACCTCCTGTTTAACACACTATTTTTTATCGTCTGCATGGTTATACCCAGTGCAGCTAACTGTCGTCTCAATCTTGTCATCATTACTCGTGAGTTGTTACTCGTCACGTTGGTGGAATACTCTCTCAACAACTGGTCGAACATGCGAGGTGTCAAGAAGTCCTTCACCGTACGTATTGCCTCTTGTGTTATCTCTTCATGAAGTGAGAGTGTGTCTGCATCGTCCTCGACTGCTTGAAACTCGTCGTCTGTCGTTGGGTCTACAATTGTATCAGTTATAGGCACATCTGTGCCAGGCACAAGGGTGTCAAGCGGCACCATCGCCGGGCGATAACGCTCAGGCTTGAGGAACTGTAACACGTGGTTTATAAACGATCTGTTTATTATGCCTGCATGTATGTAGTAGCCTTGTTGGTACAAAATACATATCCTCAAATTGCACATCTGTATCAGGTCCTCGACCTCAACGTCTTGCCAATACTTATGCTGTCTGAACGCCAGGCGATAGACCAGCGGCTTGTATGTTGCGGTCAAGACCTCGAGCGGCGGCTGAGCGTAAGTTATGATGTTGTTACTCAGGCGGAGCGACTTGTTGCGGTGCAAGATGTCACGGTGTATCTGGAATATAACTGCGTCGATGGGGATTGTATTGTAGCGAGGTGTCTTGCTATATAGCACGTCTACAAGGTAGGTCATGGGTGCCGGAGGCTCACCTGGTGCCGGCGGCGGACTCGTGCGATACACAATGTATGAATACACGTGTGTGTACTGAGCAAGGGCTGTGAGGACCTGCGTAGGTAGCGTCTCCTCTGTGAACGTGATACTTATGTTTACTAACTCATTCTTCTGCATCGTCATATCCTCGCATTATTGTTCTCAGTGTCTGTATTACGTCTCGTACATACTTGGCATACGTTGGGTCCTCCTCTACAAAGAGTGTTAACTCACTTATTGCTCGCTCGAGGTGTGATGTGGATGTGGACGACCCCTGTGGTGGCACGGTTACGTCAACTTCCTTGAAGTATGACAATATACGTGCAGGCGATAGCCACGGTGTACGTTCGCCGATCGCTTCACGTAGGCGCAGATACTCGTCACTTGTTACGGTGAGAGTTACCTTTATCTTCTCATCGAGCGGGTACTCTACGTGCATGGCGTTCATGAAGTCATAGTGGTCAACCAAATAGTTAAACACGTAACTCATGCTGCCGTATTGTGACCAGTGCTGGTGCACGGACATTGGTATGCGGGTTACAATTTTCATATGCAATTTACTCCTTATTTGTATGAATTAAATTTCACGGATTTACAAGATGTGGCCGTGGTGTGTCGGGACGACTGTGAGATTGACACTCGCCGAGGGCTATGGAGCGTGGATGTGTTAACTTACGACCGCATATTTTACAATAAGGCTGGTAGGTGACCCGGAGGGCATTCGGATTGCCGTGGATTAGGTCGGGGATTATTTGTCTGAGCTGTGGGTAGGTGGGTGTACGAGGGATATATTGAGAGGTGGCGGAATAGTAAGTTCCGTGGAGAGTTTTGCGGAGAGGTGGGTTGATTACAAAAATGTCGAACAATGGGAGAGTACCGCGTTGTTTACAAAGGAGGTGGTAGGTGACGGGTTTACAAGAGGCGGGGTAGGGTACGGTGACGATGCATTCAGATTTGCGTTGGATTAATTGCTGCATAAATTACCTCGAAAATTGATTTAAATGGTGATAGACCGAGAGAGGGAAAGAGGGCTATGAAGATTTTCAAATCTTTTAAATTCTCTCATAGCCTTCATTCCTTTATAGCCTTATATCCCTTATATATAGGATATAAAGGATATAATAGATACTTTTATAATTAGAAACCACTATCATGGAAAGAGGGCTATGGGAAAGGGGGATATGAAAGAATGAAGGCTATGAGAGAATTTGAAATTTTTGAAATTTCTCATAGCCTTCATTCCAGCCCTCGGTATGGCAGCTATAAAAGCAGTTTTATGAACCTTATGTGAAAAATGTGATGAATTGTGAACAAATGTGAAAATTATGTGAAATGAAATTTACGCAATTTTCAAATATGAAAATTAGATGAAAATTAGATTTTTGGTAAAATTGATTTATCAAATGATTAGTAAATCAATTTTACGAAGGGTCAACTGTGAGCCGACGGAGTTTCGGTGCCGACTCACAGTGTGACCTCCGGTCTATGGACTACCATTGTAAGGGACGTTTTGCGACCCGTTTCCGGGCCAGTTGACGCTTCAGTGTATCGATTTGTTCAATTAAACGCTGCTCTTTCGACCAGTCTATCCACTCATTTTCGGTTACACGGACGTATTTCTTGTACGTTTTGCCTGATTTTGTGAGAATTTGGTAGGTTTTCAGGCCTGCAAGCGTGGTTTCAGAGCAATTTGTGATGATGGAGAGTTGACGCGTCGTCATTGTAGTTATACCTCATTGTGATTTATTGCCCGATTTGTCGACATTGACGGCATTTCGGGTATAAAACAAGCCGATTGTAAGGTGTACGACCGGCTCGTCTTAATGATTATTCTGCGATTTCAGGCTGACCAGCCATGAGTGCGGCCAATTGTGCCTCAAGTTTGGCCTTACGACCTTCCATCATTTTGATTTTCTGTTCATTGGTAAGAGGTCCTCTCGGTTTACGTTCAGGTTTCGGAGCGTTTTTCTTGTTCTCCGTAGCCTTGGCGACGAGTTCCTGGTACCTTGCGTAATCCTCTTCGAGAATGAAGTCGACCAAATTAGCCATAATTATGTTACCTCCAATAAATTTGTCGTGTTTGAGTGGTGATGAGGATACGGATTACTCCGCATCCTCTTCGGTTTCAGCCTTTGCCGCGTTGAGTTTTGCCATCTGCGCCATCAATTTGTCAATCTTGGCCTGGATTTTCTCTTCCTCGGTCATAGGTTTCTTGCGAGCCACTTCCATCGCAGCCTTCGCACGCTCAATAATTGCCATATACTCTGCTTTGTCCTCGTCGGACAGGTAGTCAATCAGTTTCGCATTCGGGATACGAGCGCCGCCTTCGCGAGTCACGTTGCCGAGTTTGATGCTGGGCTTGAAGGTGAGTACGATACCATCGTCGGTGCCGGTCACTTTCTCGACCTCAACCGCTTTAAAGAATTTGCGGTTGGACTCGTTCTCCGTGAGAATGTAGCTGATTTCGTCCTTCGTCTTTTTCAGCACATCACCGATAACACCGTTGTTGTCAACGTGATACCCGTCGTCGAGTTTGATGATTTTCGCGTTAGTGATGTCGCCTTTTTGATATTCTGCCATTTTTATACCTCCCATGGCTTATTCATAATTATAATATATCTCAATTCGCGTGAGATTATTACACGTCAAATTTATCAGACTATCTCGTACGTATTCATGGCGGCTTCGTACTTCCGCCTTGATTGCCATTCGTGCGCAATATCAAGGTCCGCATCTCAGCGTCTTGTGCAATCTTTGCGCTCTTCACGTATTTGTCGGGTATTGCTCTCCGCTTACGTGGCCGGGGCCTGTTCCGGTTGGTTCGACCGCTCAGTCAATTTGACCATTGACGACGGCTCGTCCGCTCAATGTTGTGAGGCATTCCCATCTTGTGAGGGCGTCACTCCTCGGTGGTACTGGCCCATTGAGTTTTCTTTGAGACATTTAGGCTCGTCTCCGTCCGTTGGAATGGGACTCATCGGCGCCCATTATACCGTCTGAGTGTTAGAGATTTATCTGTTCGATGGTGTCAATGTTGAGCCTTTCCATCATCTCACTGAGGTCACCATAGAAAGGCAACCTGTCTGCGTTTTTGACGATGAGGTGTTCGGCCTTCCATTTTCGAGGGATATATGAATTATCCGTTGAGGTCGTGAAGTCACACCCACATTCGGCCATAAATTCATCGAATGAGAGCCTTCCGTATCTCTAAATCTGCCCGAATTCTTTCCTTTCCTCACGCTCATAATAATCCCTGATGAGTGCCTCAAGGTCCGACCGATTGACTATTAAGTTTTTAATCATAAAATGAAACTCCTTTATCTCTCTATTTTTGAGAGATAATATACTATTCTTGAATTATATTAAGAAAAAGACGGAGGGGTGCCATTTCAAATCGATAGTATATAGTAAACACATTCCCACCCTTGTAACATTTTCTCAATCTATTCAATAATATAATAATAGGTTCAAGGTGCGCCCACCTCTCAATCCCTCCGTAACTCAACCTCTCTGCACCTTGAACCATATTAAATGCGCTCATTCGCGTCCCGCGCCCACATCTCCCTTTGTAAAATGCGCGCAGAAAATCCACCGAGGTACAAACATGCAAACCGACAAACCGACGTTGCGCCAATATCTCCGCCAACGTAAAGAAACCGAAAACCTATTCGCCGACCCTGCATACCAGCGTCAGGCCTGGCGTTCTATCGGCCACCTTGTACTCAACCGACCGGCCTCTAAACCAATCCCTCGCTACGACAAGAATGGTGACGAGACCTACGAGTCTCTTGTAGAACGTTACACGTACGACAAACTGATGGACGATTTGACCAATCTGCAGGACCCGACACATACCGCTCCAACCGAGTTGGAGATGATAATGGCCTGTCAAGCACACATGGCACGCATCAATGCTGCCAACTTTGTAGCATTCCGTGACACGGTCGGTGCCAAACCGGTCGACGAGAGCAAGATTGACCACCAGATAAACAACCCGTATGAAGAATTAACAGACGAGGAGTTAGAGATGATACTCGCCGCTCGTGAGGCCAAGGAGCAGATCGCGTCTGCGGACCGACAGCTCTCCGCTCCGAGCTCACCCGCCTCCGGCGACACATCACCTCTTGTAACCCACGAGGAGGAACAAGATGCCTGACGTACTCACAGATCGCAAGACCGGCAAGCAGTTCATACTCAGCGCAGACGTCCCCACCGGCACCGTCACACCGCCCACACCACGTTACACTGTGACAATAACAGGTGGCTACTTAGACGACGATCCGGCCAAGACTACCGCGTCCTACGAGGAAGGCTCCACCGTGACCATAACCGCTACATCGCCACCCTCAGGCAAGCAGTTCAGTCACTTCACCGTCGAGGGTGGTTCCAACTTACCTGTA